TACATGTAGTGGTCTACAGATCCTAGCGGGTCTCGCCCGAGATAAAAAGACAGCCCAACTTGTCAACGTACTACCTTCTGAAAGGCCGCAAGATGCTTATAAGGTTGTGGCAGAGGTATCTAAGTGGAATATACCTGACAGAATTAGGAATCTAACTTATGTAGATACCGATGGTCGGACTAAGCACCATTGGGATAGGAAATGCGTTAAACGCACTGTCATGACAATTCCATATAATGCCAAACCTTTTTCAAACCGTACCTATATTAGAGACGCTTTAAATGAGAAAAATATAGAGATAGATAAGGATGAGCTAACTCAAACAGTTAAAGCTGTTAGAGATGCTATGCATAATGTAGTACCAGGTCCTATGTCCGTTATGAAATGGATAGAAGACGAGGTAGCTAAGGCTATTACTAGGGGTGTCAATGAATTAAAATGGGTAACCCCATCTGGATTCACTGTTACTCAACGTATTATGAAGAAGAAGATCGAACGATTAACTCTTCAATTACTAGGAGAATGTAGAATCCACGTAGCTACAGATGATCCAGATACAGTAGATAGAACTAGGCATAAAGCCGCTACTGCACCTAATCTAATCCACTCGCTAGATGCTACACTATTACACCTTAGCGCTACTAAATTTGACAATCCTATAGCTTTAATACATGATAGTGTCTTATGTAGAGCTACTGATATGTCTATACTGTCTAACTTAGTAAGAGAAACCTATATGGAGCTCTTTGCTGAGCAAGATTACTTAACCGACTTTGCTTCACAAATAGAGGCAGAGACTGAACCACCGATTATTGGCTCACTCAAATCAAATGAGTGGTCGGTAATTGAATCCACTTATTTTTTCTGTTAATGTATTACCCATCATTATTTGATTCCTTCTTTGCTCCTACCAGAGTTATTGTGGTCTCTGAAGAGAGGCTCAAGGCTGCTGAGCAGAAAGCAAGGCAAGAACAATTAGAAGCTCTCGATAATAGAATCGATGAGTTAACTAAATATCGTACATCTCTATCTGCAGAGATCAAGGCTATGGCCCCAGCAAAGGCTGGTAAAGATCTCGATCAATTGGATGGAGCTGACTGCGATGTCTAGAACTATACATAAAACTGACAGTGTAACTTTAGAAGGCTTTCAAGCTATACTAGCTCCTAGTAAGTTTGGGTATTCTTTATCCGCTGTTGTAGATCAGAGTGTTGTTGATAAATTAGAGACTGAGAGGAGCGAGGTCCTTAAGTGGGCTGAATCAAAACTGAAAAACCCCAGGCGCAGTACCTTAAAACCTGAGCCATGGGAAGAAGTTAGTGACGGGAAATATAAACTCAAGTTCTCTTGGAATGAAGAGAGAAGGCCGCCCGTGGTAGACACGGAAGGTACACCCATTACTGATGTTAAAACGCCTCTCTATGCTGGATCGACTGTTAAACTGGGTTTCTATCAAAAGCCCTATATTCTACGGGATGGGGTTACCTATGGTAGCTCTCTTAAGTTGGTTGGTGTACAAGTCGTGTCAGTGAAAGGCGAAGCTGGAGTAGATACTGGTGATTTAGACGCAACCGAAGTTGCTGAACTATTCGGTACTACAGCAGGTTTCAAGACTACTGATCCTAATGTAACACCATCCACCGACGTTAATGAAGAAGAAGACTTCTAAATATAGATCAGGTCTTGAGGAGCAAGTTGCAGAACTTCTCTCAGGACTTGGTATATCATATGAATACGAATCGAAAAAGATACCTTATGTTATACAGCACAACTATACGCCTGACTTTATACTCCCCAATCATGTTGTTCTAGAGTGTAAAGGTTATTGGGAACCTGCTGATAGACGTAAGATAAAAACTATAGTGAAAGATAATCCAGATATAGATTTAAGGATGGTCTTTCAGTCCCCATATAATACAATATCTAAGAAGTCTAAAACAACGTATGCTCAATGGTGTGATAACCTTGGTATACCGTGGACTTCCTTTACTAATATACCACTTGATTGGTTAATCTAATGACCGAAAGTGAGTTCGTGAGGCACATGCCTTGTGATAATTGTGGCTCATCAGATGCTAATTCTTTATACTCTGATGGGCACACTTTCTGTTTTGTGTGTCATCACAGGACAGGAGATAATGATGTTATTCACAATCGAAACGTGACCACCAATGTACAACTAAAAGGTACAGCCGAAAGACTCAATAAACGAAACATCTCTGAAAAAACTAACCAATTCTATAGGATATTCAGGGACGGAGACACTCTACGCTTCCCATATTTTACAAGTGATGGAGTTCTTAAGGGAGTCAAGATAAAAACTAAAAAGAAAATTTTCACTTATGAAGGAATTTCCACTGATACCCTATTCGGTCAGCATCTTTTCCCTAGTACTGGTAAACGTATTGTTGTTACTGAGGGTGAATTAGATGCTGCGAGCTGTTATGAAGCTATGGCAGGGTGGCCTATGGTATCCCTACCTCATGGCGCTGCATCTGCCAAAAAGGACATCCAAAAGCAGATACCATTATTTCAAGGGTATGAGGAAACAATACTCTTCTTTGATGGAGACGATGCAGGTAGGAAAGCGGCTGAAGAGGCCGCGAGCGTACTTCCACCAGGCAAGGTCAAGATTGCTAGACTTGAGGGCTACAAGGATGCGTCAGAGGCGTTACAAGCCAATGACTCAGAAGCGATAAGGAAAGCAATTTGGGATGCGACAACGTATAGACCAGATGGTATTGTTGATGGTAAGTCCCTTCTAGAAACTGTAACTACACCACAAGCACCATTTGATCATGAGTATCCATTTAAAGGACTTAACGAGAAACTACACGGGATCCGGTATGGCGAACTTACAACATTTTGTGCTGGCTCTGGCTCAGGAAAAACCTCACTCATCCGTCACATTGCTACTCACTTGCTCAGCGAAGGAGTACGGGTTGGGATCTTGGAACTTGAAGCGAGTAATAGAAGAACCGCACTTGGATTGATGTCCACAGCTGTTGGAAAGAATTTACATATTGGAGAACATGACGAAGAAGAACTCAGAACCGCCTTTAGCAATAGTATTGCCAATTGGAATCTCTATTGTTTTGATGGGTTTGGAAGTTATGATCCAGATATCATATATAATAGAATCGAATACCTCGCGACCGGACTCGATTGTAAGGTTATTTTCTTGGATCACCTCTCAATACTACTAAGTGGTCTTGATGGTGACGAGCGGAGAATGATAGATGTTACAATGACAAAGTTACGATCCTTAGTAGAACGTACAGGTATAGCACTATTTTTAGTATCACATTTGCGAAGAGCTAGTAATGACAAGCACTCTCATGAAGAAGGAGGAAGAGTTAGTTTGTCCTCACTTAGAGGATCACACAGCATTGCTCAAATCTCTGATTCGGTTATTGCCCTCGAAGTCGATCAGCAGGCCGGAACTGAACGAAAACCTACGACAGTGCGAGTCCTTAAAAATCGTTATTCAGGCGAAGTTGGCGTCGCATGTGAACTAACTTATGATTTATCCACTTGCAGATTCAATGAAAATGAAACTACGGCCCCAGAATTCAACCCAGCCACAGATTTTTGAAGGAGGTTATGAACACCCATGGTATAAACATTTGAAAAAACCTAATCCACCATCGCAAGAAGCAGTTGAAAAAGCCAAATTCGTTGACAAAACCTACAACTGGAGTGGGGCCGATAGTGTTCGACCTAGAGACAAACGGTCTGATCAATGATGCTACCCGTATCCACTGTGCTGCACTCTATTGGTATGAAGATGATAGGACAGAAGCATTCAACGATGAGAAATACACCGAGAACCCGAAGGAATTACCCATGGCAAGTGGATATTCCATCACCACAGCGCTCGCTCATCTCGAAGATGCCGATACGCTTATCGGTCACAATATTATTGGCTTCGATATACCTATTATCAAGCGGATCTACCCTTGGTTTAATCCTAGGGGTACTATTATTGACACTCTTATCTTATCTCATTTATTTCATCCTAACCTTCTAGATATAGATAAAGCTAGGAATTGGAATCACATGCCATTACAATTATATGGCAGACATTCTCTTGAGGCATATGGTTATCGTTTAGGCGAATTCAAAGGGAACTTTGCAAAGACTACCGACTGGAAGGATTGGTCCCAAGAGATGCAAGAATATTGTTTACAAGATGTTGCTGTCACCACCAAATTATGCAACCATTTCCACAAATACCTGATTGGGTCTTATTAGAACATCAGGTAGCACAAATATTAACTGAACAACAAACCCATGGATGGTATTTTGATGAACAAGCCGCTCAACAACTTGAACAAACTCTCAGAAGAGAACTGGAAGAAACTACTAGACTACTTCGAGAACAACACCCTTACGTTGCAGGAACGCTGTTCACTCCTAAACGAAATAACCGGACACAAGGATATGTTGATGGAGCGGAGTTTCAAAGATTAAAAGAACTCAACCCCACCTCTAGAGACCATATAGCATGGATACTACAAACACATTATGGCTGGAAGCCGTCATTAATGACCTCCACAGGGAAACCTGTGATAGACGAGCCAGTTCTGAAGGACATTGGGACGGATATTGCTCTTCATTTTCTAAGGCTCCTGGAACTTACGAAGGCTTTAGGGATGATATCAGAAGGCGTGAACGCATGGCAGAAGCTATGTACGAAGTCTAGGATTCATCACCACTGTTCAGTTGCGACATCTACATTTAGATGCGCCCATCGAAACCCAAATTTAGCACAAGTACCATCAGATGAAAGATTCAGAAAACTATTCACCGCATCACCTGGCAAGGTTATGGTGGGTGCCGACCTTAGCGGTATTGAGCTCAGGATGCTTGCCCACTATCTCGCCAGATATGATCAAGGACGCTATACCGAAATCCTCCTTACCGGAGACATCCATGCCACAAACGCCGAGCGTATCGGAGTTTCGAGACGAGATGTTAAAACAATCACCTACGCCTTCCTCTACGGAGCAGGAAACCGAAAGCTTGGAATCTCCTACGATAAGCAACTAAGTGATGAGAAGGCTACCAAGAAAGGGAAGGAACTCAGGGAAGCTTATGTATCTGCCATTCCAGGTCTTAAAGAGCTTCTGGAAGCAGTACACAAAGCTAGTGAGAGAGGTTATGTCCGTGGACTCGACCATCGTCGTATCCTCGTTGACTCGAGGCATAAGTCCCTCAATTACCTCATCCAAGGATCGTCAGCGGTCATCGCGAAACGATGGATGGTTTTAGCCTATGAGCATCTTATTGAGAGTGCTTCTCAATTAGCTTTTGTTCACGACGAACTGCAGTATGAATGCGACCCATGTGATGTGGGTTATATGAAAGGCTGCTTAGAATCCACCGCTGTACAAGCTGGACAATATTATAATATGAGATGTCCAGTTGCAGCAGAAGCAAAAAGCGGAGCGACATGGGCAGACGTACACTAATTTATGAAAATACTATGTGATGCAGACTTCATCGTATATAAGTCATGCGCTGCTGCGGAAACTGAAATTGATTGGGGTGATGATACTATTCTTGTTACCTCTAACTTTAGTGATGCATACAGCGCCACTAAGAGAGAACTTACCAAACTTGAAAACAAACTTGGGACATTCTCTACTTTAATTTTATTTTTTACAGACAGCGTAAATTTTAGGAAGAAAATTTTACCTGAATATAAAGGTCATAGAAATAGGAAAAAGCCATGCGGGTTTAAACGTGTGATAAATGCTCTCCGAAAAGAGTATAAAGTTATCATTAAACCTGGTCTTGAAGCAGACGATACTATGGGCATCTATGCCACTAAGTATCCAGGTAATATAATAGCTTCACCTGATAAGGATATGAAGCAAATACCTGGGAAGTTATATAATTTTGATGAAACATTCACAATCGACCCTGCAGAGGGAGCCAAATGGCACCTTATCCAAACGCTGGCAGGAGATCAAACTGATGGCTATGGTGGCGTTCCTGGAATTGGTGTTAAAAGAGCACTATTTAAAGACAAAGGATATTCCTGGAAGACAGTAGTTGAAGCGTTTGAAGAGAAAGATCTCACTGAAGAAGATGCTTTAATTAACGCCCGGCTAGCACGAATATTAACTGCTGATGACTATGACTTCAAAAAACAACAACCAATTCTTTGGTCTCCCAGAGCCGATTACAACATTGACGATGGAGCAGGATCTAAAGCTGAGAGTGCTAAACGATAGACTAAAAGAAAATTATCATGATAAAATGGAAGATGTCATTACTCTTGTAATGGCACTTCAGCATCAGAACTTTGTTCTAGGAAATTCACTTACAAATTTAGTACAAAAATGGCCCACCATTCATGAAGACATCATTTTTATCGGACCAAGCGAAAGAGTTCCGAACCAAGTACAACCTAAAAAATAGTGCTGATAGATCTACTAGGTCTGTCCAGCAAAAATTAATTGTAGAGGAGTTTAAGGAATTTCTAGAGGCTGAGGGTATGTTATTTATGCATGGTAGAAACCATCAAGAACATGCCTTAAAAGAATTAGCTGATCTTGTATATGTATGCTATCAGTATGCACAGAATATGGGCTGGTTCTTAGATGAAGCTTTGAATCGTGTCCATGAATCAAATATGTCCAAACTCGATGAGGACGGTAAACCAATATATCGAGACGATGGAAAGGTTCTAAAAGGACCTGCTTATAAACCACCTGATCTATCTGACTTATTTTGAAATGACTGCAGAATTAATATCTCGCACAGGGCGGGTCCAATCTTGGTTGGATAATCCTGAATCAAGACTACCAGTATCGTGTACCGTTTTCGTCGTAGAGGATTCTATGGAGGGAGAAAATGGCATCGAAGCGAGCTGGAGATACGTCTCACACGGACTCAGATTTGGAGCGGGAGTTGCGGTTCATTTATCAAAGCTCCGTCCCAAAGGAGCGGAAAATGGAAAAGGTCTTACAGCTTCTGGTCCTATATCATTCGGTAAAATCTACTCAACCTTAAATGAAACATTACGAAGAGGAGGGGTCTACAAAAATGGCGCTGTGGTTCTTCATCTCGACCTTGACCATCCTGATATTCTCGAGTTTATCAATGCTCCCAGGGAAGAACTCTCATGGGTCAAAAGATGCGTCGATATTGATCAGGGAAAATGGGAAGATACATCTGATCAAGTAAAAGACGCTTTACTATATGGAATCAAGTCAGGAGACATCTGGCTAAATAAAATCAAATACGATGACAACGGAGAAAGAATTTATGGCAACGTCTGTCTTGAGGTTTACCTGCCCTCACGTGGAACATGCTTGTTACAGCATGTCAATCTCTCAGCCTGTGAACTCGGGACCATCGAACAGGCTTTCGATCAAGGTATGTCCCAATTGTGCGAGCTCCATAGTCGGACAGGTGTTGGAGCAACTGGAGAATACTTGCCACCTGATATCGACCGCCAAGTTGGGCTCGGAGTACTCGGCCTCGCCAATCTCCTCGGAAGATACCACGTAACTTATGAAGAGTTTGGTAATCAATTAGAGAAGGTTAATCAAGGTGAGTATGGGACTGGCATTGGGTATCAATTAGCATTTAATATAATGTTAGGTATTCAACGTGCAGCCGATATCGCTGAAGAAAATAATATGGTAAGAGCTTTTGCTATAGCTCCTACTGCCTCTTGTTCATATAAGAGTAAGAGTTTGGATGGCTATACAGCTACGCCGGAAATAGCACCACCGATATCTACTTGGGTAGACCGTGATAGTGGTACCTTTGGTGTACAAAGATATCAATACGGTATGGTGGAAATAGCTAGTGAAGTCGGTTGGGATGCTTACAAGAAAGTAGCAGATCAACTGATGATCATGTACGATAATACGGGACTTCTTCACGGATACTCATTCAACTCTTGGAGTGATGTAGTAACCTACGATCGTGAATTCGTGGAAGAGTGGCTGCAATCACCGCAGACCTCCCTTTACTACAGCCTGCAAGTGATGGGAGACACACAAGATAAGACCGATGCGTATGCAGCATTAGATCAATCGGAAGTCGATGATTACTTACAGGATATCCTCGCCAATAAAACAGACGAGGCATCGATAACCTGTGATTGTCAAGAGTAATGAGAAAACATCCTTACGATAAACTATTAGAAAGAAAAAGAAAATGGACACCCGTTCAAGGAACCAAAGGTACGTTCCGTGATGGATCAGCAGAGACCATCAAGCGTGCTTTGGCAATACGCCATATGGAGTTGCCTGTTGGAAAATTTATTTCTGAGGGCCTTGAAAAAGAGGTTCCAGATAACGCCCGCAAACTCCTTGAATCAAATGTTAAAGATGAAATAAAGCACGACATTGCTTTACAGTACATAGTAAATGCCATAGGTGCAGATGAAACTGCAGAAAAAGAAGGAAAACTATTAAGAGATGCCTGGATTGAACACCCTGATCATACAATTACCAAAGCTCTGGTCGCAGAACGGGCCATCTTCTTCGTTCTACTCCCTTTCTTTAGGTTTAATGGGGATGCTGCTCTTCGCACTGTATCTGCCGATATCTCCAGGGACGAGCAGATCCATGTCGGAACGAATACTCTTGTATGTGCTGAGTTGGAGCTATCTCCTTCTCCTTCTTTGGATAAACTTAGGAAGGCCACCATTAATTGGATTGTTCAACCTTTAGGTATAAATACTACCTGTAAATATTTAGACAAAAAATTCTGGCTGGATGTAAGCGATCGCTTAATGTATGAAGGTCGAGCGCCAGAATTAATCTCCACCAAAACGGCTAGAATGCCAGCGTTTTTCGAACATTCCAATGTCAATCTCCCTCAATACGCTTAAGCTACATAACAATAGATTGGATGAACTAATCAGCAGGCTTGACTCTAACTTCGGTTGGAAACCAGTTCATCCGAAAGAACCAATCGAATCAATCATGTATCGTGCGGGTCAGGCCAGCGTTATAGAATATATAAAATCAATTATGGAGGATGAAATCTGATGTGTTGGAATCAGCCCAAACCTAAAATGCCAGCACCACCACCTTTAGCGCCACCACCACCACCGCCACCAACGCCGATAGCACCTTTACCTGAGCCAGAAGCTCTGGAGACTGAGGTCAATCCACAGGTAAGAAGGGCGAAGAGTAAGAAAGATAAGAACCCTGCTACCAAAGGTACAGGAGCTTTAAGAATTAACTTAGATCCTAAAGTCAATACAGGCGGCGGGACACCAGGTGGAGGAGCACCAAATCTATGAACGCACGTGAGAGGTACAACAAATTATCTACAGGCCGTGATCAGTTTCTGAGAACCGCAGTAGAATGTTCTGATCTCACGTTACCTTATTTAATCACAGATGATTTATCATCACATCCTAACCATAAAAAATTATTAACTCCCTGGCAATCAGTAGGAGCGAAGTGTGTAGTAACGTTAGCAGCTAAACTAATGCTAGCGTTACTCCCACCTCAAACTACTTTCTTTAAATTGCAGGTAAGAGATGATAAACTAGGTGAGGATTTTCCACCAGAAGTACGTAGTGAATTAGACTTATCCTTCTCCAAGATGGAGAGGATGATCATGGATTACATCGCTGCTTCTAGTGATAGAGTCGTCGTCCATCAAGCATTGAAACACCTGATCGTAGGTGGTAATGCTCTGATATTTATGGGCAAAGATGGGTTAAAGAACTATCCTTTAAATAGATATGTTGTTGACCGTGATGGTAATGGTAACATCTTAGAGATAGTAACAAAAGAATTAATTGATAGGAAGGTTTTAGGAGTTGAGCTACCTGAACCACATCCTAATAGCCCTAACGATGAAGGGGCGACTAGCTTAAATGGAGACGACGTAGAAGTATACACTTGTGTCAAATTGGATAGCAAGAGTGGTCGTTGGGTTTGGCACCAGGAAGTTCATGATATGATAATCCCTGGCACCCGCAGCACAGCACCGAAATCTGCAAGTCCTTGGTTAGTTCTCCGATTCAATACAGTAGATGGTGAAGACTATGGTAGAGGTAGAGTAGAGGAATTTGTTGGTGATCTCAGGTCACTTGAAGGACTCTCTCAGGCACTCGTAGAAGGCTCTGCAGCAGCTGCGAAAGTCGTATTCCTTGTATCACCATCATCCACTACCAAACCACAGACCATAGCCCAAGCTGGTAACGGTGCAATCGTTCAGGGTAGACCTGAAGACGTAGCTGTTATCCAGGTAGGTAAGACAGCTGACTTCGGTACAGCTGCTAACATGGCTCAAACTATAGAGCGTAGACTGAGTGATGCATTCTTAATAATGAATGTACGTCAGGCTGAACGTGTTACAGCAGAAGAAGTTAGGCTAACACAGATGGAATTAGAACAGCAACTTGGTGGTATATTCTCACTACTTACTGTTGAATTCTTAGTACCATATTTAAATAGAACACTGCTAGTATTAACTAGAAGTGGAGAGATACCTAAACTACCTAAAGATATAGTTCGTCCACAGATAGTTGCTGGAGTCAACGCTCTAGGTAGAGGTCAAGATAGAGAAAGTCTTACACAATTTATAGGCACTATTTCTCAAACATTAGGACCTGAAGCATTGATGCAATACATTAATCCTTCAGAAGCTATCAAACGATTAGCAGCTGCACAAGGTATTGACGTACTTAACTTAGTTAAGACTGAGATGGAGTTACAACAGGAGCAGCAACAAGCACAACAACAGCAAGTTGGTCAGTCATTAGTAAATCAAGCTGGTCAATTAGCTAGAGCACCTGTAGTAGACCCTAGTAAAAACACTAATCCTATAGAAGGAATGCAAGAAGCTGCTGCTCAAGCACAACCACCAGAATAATAGCATGGCAGAAACTTTAACAATTGATCCAAACGCACCTGCTGAAATAGTAGGACAAGAAGCAGGAGTAGAGTTAACTTCTGATGAAAAAGATTCACTAGAACTTGGTGAAAAGATGGTACAACAGCAAGAAGAATTACTTGCTGGTAAATATAAAAATGCTGAAGAATTAGAGAAGGCTTATGTTGAACTTCAAAGTAAACTAGGCGAGAAGAAAGAAGACTCTGAGGAAACAGAAACAACTGCTGAGAAAGAACCAGAGAAAGGTGAGATTAGTCCTGCTGTTTCGTTATTAAACGAAGCTAACGATGAATACTTTTCTAATGATGGAAAGTTATCCGAAGAGACTATTGATAAATTCTCTAGTTTAAGTAGCAAGGATTTAGTCAAGGCTTACTTAGAAGCTACTAAAAATAACCCACCTAATCAATCACAAGAACCCGTTGAAGTATCAGATAATGATATCAATGTTATTCAAAATTCTGTAGGAGGTGAGGATGCATACGGTAAACTCACTGCTTGGGCTGGAGACAATTTAGACTCAACTTCAATAGAAGCTTTTGATAATGTTGTTGCAACAGGAAATGTACAAATGATTAAATTAGCCGTGGCTGGACTTAAAGCACAATACGATAATGAGAATGGGTATGAAGGTAAGATGTTAACTGGTAAAGCAGCTGCAACATCTAAGGATGTATTCCGTAGTCAAGCTGAATTAGTTAGAGCTATGAGTGATCCTAAATACGATGCTGACCCTGCCTATAGACAAGATATTATTGAAAAATTAGATAGATCTGACCTTTCATTTTAAATAGAACTATGTGTCTCGGACAAGCATATCAAAATACCAGGGACGCTTTACAAGAAAACGTTATAGATCCCTGGAAAGCAAACCCAATTGGAGGTGCGCTCGGAATGGCTACAGGCTTAGGTCCTGTTACCGCTGGCCTCATGATTAAGAGGAGGAAGAAAGAGAAAGCAGTAACTACAGCAGATACTGCACAAGATACTGGTACAGATACCACACAGAAAAGTCGTGGAGGAGGTGTTAATATATACATAGGAGGGAAAAAAGCATCCACTAGTGGTGGTCAAAAAACCTCATACTACACTTAATACTATACTTTAAGTGGCGACCCGAACTTTCGTCATCGCCCAGTACATTTTATTCTAACCCCTAATGCCTAATAACAATTTCGCAACTGAACCACAAGTAGAAGTAATCGATGTGAATTACTATGAAAATGCAGAGCGTGTCAATGGACAACTTGCTATGCTTGGATTCGTTGCAGCAATCGGTTCCTATATTTTTACTGGACAGATTATTCCTGGACTTTTTTAAATGACTACAGCCACATTAAATAAATCACCACTTCAAGGGTGGGATGAATTTTGTGATTGGGTTACTAGCACTGAGAACCGCCTCTACGTGGGGTGGTTCGGTGTCCTTATGATACCCTGTCTTCTTACTGCAGCAACTTGTTTTATCATCGCGTTTATAGCTGCACCGCCGGTGGATATCGACGGAATACGCGAACCAGTCGCAGGTTCATTACTTTATGGAAACAACATTATATCTGGAGCTGTTGTCCCTAGCAGCAACGCTATTGGGATGCACTTCTACCCGATCTGGGAGGCAGGTACACTGGATGAATGGCTCTACAACGGAGGGCCCTACCAACTTATCGTCTTCCACTTCCTTATTGGCATCTCAGCTTACATGGGACGACAATGGGAACTTAGTTATAGATTAGGAGCAAGACCCTGGATATCAGTAGCTTACTCCGCACCATTATCTGCAGCGTTTGCAGTCTTTCTTGTGTACCCATTCGGTCAGGGGAGTTTCTCTGATGGTATGCCTCTTGGTATTTCCGGTACTTTCAATTTTATGTTCGTCTTTCAAGCCGAGCATAATATCCTCATGCATCCATTCCATATGCTTGGTGTTGCTGGGGTTTTCGGGGGAGCTTTATTCTCTGCTATGCACGGAAGTCTCGTTACTTCCTCGATCATTAGAGAGACTAGTGAAAACGAGTCGCAGAATTATGGCTATAAATTTGGCCAAGAGGAAGAGACGTATAACATCGTCGCAGCTCATGGCTACTTCGGTCGTCTGATCTTTCAATATGCGAGCTTTAATAATTCTCGTTCTCTTCATTTCTTTCTTGCTGCTTGGCCAGTCGTTTGCATATGGCTTACCAGTATGGGAGTCAGCACTATGGCATTTAATCTCAACGGGTTTAACTTTAATCAGTCAATCGTTGATGCATCTGGTAGAGTGGTTCCGACATGGGCGGATGTACTCAACCGAGCTAATCTGGGATTTGAAGTAATGCATGAAAGAAATGCACACAATTTCCCGCTTGACTTAGCGGCTACTAAGGAGATAGAATATGCCTAAAGGCAAAGGAACATACGGGTCACAGAAAGGTAGACCCCCTAAAAAATAACGGCGGCTCGGTAGTCGAACCAGTAGAAGCCACAGGCATCCGCGTCCGTTCATTCTTCTATGAAGAACGCATGAAACCACATCATGGAACGGGGGTGTGGTACTAAGGAGAAGATCCATGTCAAAAAAGATCCAACTAAAGTATCGCGGCGTGCCTTACACGAAACTTACTTAAATTTTATCAATGAAAACAATAGCTCTAGCCCTCGCGGCCACCACTTTCGCGATCGCTCCTGCTTACGCCGGTGGCGTATACGTGAACGTAGAATCGAATGCCAGTTACACAGGTACTGATTATACTTCTGCAACAACAGACTTTCACGTTGGCTATGAAGGAGGGGAAGACGGATTTGGATACTATATTCAAGGCGGTCCAGCCATCGTAGCAACCGACGCCGTTGATTCAGATACCAGATTATCTGGTAAGGTAGGTGCAAGCCTAGCTGCAACAGACAAGCTTGACTTCTATGGTGAGCTTTCAGTATTAACTGCTGATGCAGACACCACAGATGACAATGCTTGGGGGACCAAGATCGGTGCTAAATATAGCTTCTGATTATGGGCCAGCAAAGTAAAGGAGGATTTGGTACAGCCAATCCAGTACCCTATTCTCCACAAAACGTAGACATCAAAGATCCAGTGGATACTAATCCTAGTGATAAACAACCACCTGGAGTTGATGATGAAATAGATTACAACTCTTTAGAAGAAGCACTTCTAGGAGAATGAAATTTAATGAATTATGGTTAGGAGTCTTCGGACTCCTTTCCATTTTTATATTTATCGAAGCCTTACATGTGAATTATCACAGACAAGGTAAGGCTTGGTTAGAAGCACCTCAGTGTCGGACTTCTGACTAATTGGCTTTGGCCCGGTACGCCGGATACCCTCAGCCGTCATGACGGTGGGAACAGACCACACAATTGATCAAAAAAATTTACGTGCGTAAGACAGATAACTATACAATTATTTTTTTAACTAACAATGGCACAACAAACGAATACTGCCAATGCTAGTGGACCGATTTGGGGAGGTGCCGACAACGGTGCTGACTCTACCACCACGGCTAGAAGAGAACTTTATTTGAAGTTGTTTTCTGGTGAGATGTTCAAAGGATTCCAACGCAATACTATTGCTAGGGATCTAGTTACACGCCGTACTCTCAAGAACGGTAAGTCACTACAGTTCATCTACACAGGTAGAACCAAAGCGGAATTCCACGTACCAGGGCAATCAATTTTAGGTAACGACGAGAAGTCACCTCCAGTAGCAGAGAAGACCATCACTTGTGATGACCTCTTAATCAGTTCAGCATTCGTGTATGAACTCGATGAGACTCTTGCTCACTACGATTTGAGAGGAGAAATCTCTCGTAAGATCGGTTATGCACTAGCCGAGAACTATGACCGCCGGATCTTCCGTGCGATCACAAAGGCTGCTAGACAGCCAGCACCGGTCAACATGGCTAACTTCAAGGAGCCCGGTGGTAGTATTGTTAAGGTTGGTACTGCAGCAAGTACAGACGCAACTGATGCCTATGACTCAGCCAAGCTAGTACAAGCTTTCTTCGAAGCAGCTGCTATCTTAGATGAGAAGGGTGTCACAGGTGACGGTCGTGTAGCCGTATTAAACCCAAGACAGTATTACGAATTGATAAGAAATTGTGCAACTAACAACCTTATCAACCGTGATGAGACAGGTGATGCCTTACAATCTGGTAATGGTATTCTTGACATTGCAGGCATTAAGATCTACAAGTCAATGAACATCCCATTCCTGGGTGACTACGGTGTTAACCTAGCTAACCTCCCATCTGGTGCTGTATCTAACATTAATGAAGCAGGCTCTAAAGGCTCATTCATTGGTGAAGATATGGATGACCAGTCTGCAAGCTCTACACCATCTGGACAGCAGACCGTTAACAACTACGGTACTGCTGCTAAGTTTGGTGGATCCTGTGGCTTGATCTTCCAGAAGGAAGCTGCTGGTGTGGTTGAAGCAATCGGACCTCAAGTACAAGTAACTTCAGGTGATGTATCCGTGGTTTACCAGGGTGACGTTATTCTTGGACGCTTGGCTATGGGAGCTGACTACCTTAACCCTGCTGCTGCAGTTGAATTGGTTGCTGGTGTTGATGTTTCCTCTAACTGGAACAACACTGCTGTTTCTAACGCAAGCTTCACTTAAGCTTATTATATTAACCAACATAAGGGAGGGTTCTCACGCCCTCCTTTTTTTATTCACAAATATTTATACCTATGGCAACTCCCACTACAATTGACACCGATACAGAACTATCCGCAGTGAACTCAATACTGGGAGCTATTGGCCAATCACCAGTAACTACTCTCGGTACAACAACAGAAATAACAGGCGAAGTAAAATATACTGGTAATGGCAGCCTTGCTGCATACTCTATCGTAGATCTAACTAGAACTACAGATAGTGAAGTGAAGGTAAAATTAGATGGTGTACTAACAACAGCATTTACTATCTCTGGTAATACCCTAACTTTTACTAGTGCCCCACTAAATAATGTAGCTATTCGTATATATAGAGAGAAGGAAGTATATAATACTTTAGCTAATCCTGAAGTATCTTTTATTTATAATATATTAACAGAAGTTAATAAGGATGTACAGACTGAAGGATGGATATTTAATATTGAAAAGCATGTTGTCAAATCACCTGATGCAAGTACTAAGTATATAGATATACCTGCTAATGTCATACGATATGATTTATATAATGATCAGAATGTAAAAACAAAAGATCTTGTAAGACGTAATGGTAGGTTATATGATACAGTAAATCATACTGATGAATTTGATAGTGATCTAACTTTAGATATTGTATATCTTTGGCCTTTTGAGGATCTACCTCTTGCTTTCAAACGGTATATAACATATCGTGCTTCAGTAAGAGCAGCTACCCAGTTAGTATCTAATCCTCAATTAGTACAACTTTTACAAGCGCAAGAAGTTTATGCCCGTGCAAATTGCATGGAGTATGAGTGCCAGCAAGGTGATCATTCATTCTTAGGTACTCCTCATAATAGTATCTACACCGCTTACCGACCTTATCATTCATTAAGACGCTAATGGCAAGTATTACACAAACGATACCTAGTTATAATGGTGGTATATCTCAACAACCAGATGAATTAAAATTCCCTGGTCAAGTTAAAGATGCTTTGAATGTATTACCTGATCTTACACATGGTTTACTTAAACGACCAGGTGGTAAATTAGTAGCTTCCTTAAGTGATGGTACTTTGAACTCAGTTGCTGATGGTAAATGGTTCCATTATTATAGAGATGAAGATGAGCAGTATATAGGACAGATCAGTAGAACTGGTGATATACAGATGTGGAAGTGTAGTGATGGTTCTGAACAAACTGTTACTTATGACTCAGGTACAGCATCAGCATTAACTACATATTTAACACATACTAACGATGCAGATCTTCAGACTTTAACTTTAAATGATTATACCTATATAACTAATAGAACTAAAACAGTTGATATGGCAGCTACTACGGCTGCAGCTAAACCTCATGAAGCTTTTATAGATTTAAAGAAAGTAGCTTATGCCAGTCAGTACTCACTGAATTTATTTGATAATAACAATCTTACAGAAATAACTTCTGCTACACGCTTAGATATTGAAACTGTTATTGATAGTAAAAAATGCGGCAGATCTGGTGTGCAATCAGGTTCACATGATACCAAAGGTAAGGGGCCACCAAGAGGTGTTCTATGTGGATCTCAAATGTCAGCTAATAGTTGGGAGCAATTCACGATACACACCGGAGTAATGCAATGGGATAACGTTGCTGCTCAAACAACACTTATGGATGATTCCAACTGCCCTAATGTAGGTACAGAAGTTTTTGCTGTTTCAGCAGGAGAAGCTTGGAAAAATCCAGATCAGAATTCTAACGGTGTTGGCGGTGTATATTTAGTTAACCGTGATGGCACCAATTATGTTAACGGAGAAGTACATACAAGTGCTTTATTTAATGTAGCAAACACTACAGCGTATACATTAGTTGTAGATCCTAGTGGTATTAATGATACTCTTACATATACAACAGATGGTAGTGCAACTTTTGATGAGTTAATAGAAGGCCTTAAAGCAGACGGTGATTATGATACGTCTCAATATACCATTCAACGAGCTGGTCACTTTATGGGTACTATCACACCTGATGGATCTAGTGATGATACTGAGGATGAACAAGAAGGTAGAGTACAGGTGATCTTCAAGGAGCACACTGGTACAAAGAGTGCTTCTACTTGGGGTGGTGTTGCTATGTCTAGAGATACAGTTAACTATGCTCCACAGGATTCTGATCTCTTATCAGCTACTGAAACTTTTTCAATAAGTGATTCTATTAAACCTAAGGATTTATACTTTAGAGTTACTTGTATTGGACAAGGAGTATCTACGGGAACTAATACACAACCTAAGTATTCTTGTAGGTATACAGTTACTATAGACTTATTACATGGTGGTGAAGGTTGGAAGACGGGTGATTATTTCTATGTATGGCTCAAGAATGCTAGGCATAAAATCATAGTTGCTGATCATACTACTAGTCTTGTTCAATCTAATTTAGGTTTAATACGACCAACACCCACACCTTTTGATAATGAAACAACTGTAACTGCTGAGAGTATCTTAGCTGATCTCAGAGAGTCAATTATTGCAGCTGATTCTGATGCTGATGATTGGGTGACTTGGGATGAAGGTAATGGATATGGTATAAAACAAATAGGTAATGGGCTTTACATTAAACGTAAGGATCAAGGAGCAGGGCAAGAGTTTAATATATCAACACCTGCTGGAGACTTATTAAACTTATTTACTGATAAAGTAAAGAATGTAGCTGACCTACCTACACAATGTAGGCATGGTTATGTAGTCACTGTATCTAATAGTGAAGAAACAGAAGATGATTTTTATGTAAAATTTGTTGGTAATAACGATAGT